ATAACCCTTTTAGCGCCGGCATCCAGATGCTTTGCGGCCTTATCCCGGGACCTGAAAATTCCCGTGGATTCCACCACCACATCCGTTTCCAGCTTTCCCCAGGGCAGGTTACTGGGGTCTCTTTCAGCGAACACCGGTATCTCTTTACCATCAACTATTATCGAGTTTTCAGTATGCTTGACCTCCCTGTCCCACACACCGAAAGTGGAATCATACTTGAGGAGATGTGCCAGGGTTTTGGCATCAGTTATATCGTTCACGCCGACAAACTCCACATCGGGGTCGTTGAATCCGATTCTGAACACGAGCCTGCCAATCCTTCCGAAACCGTTTATACCTATACGGACAGTCATTTTATACACCTTCCATTTTCCATGTATGTCAACCCATGTATGCTAAAGATAAAACCCTTTCTGTAAAAACCCATTTCTCCGGCTATGGAAAACCCAAAAATCTAAGCAGGCAAATCAAATTAGCCCCTTCCGCTTTACCGCTGGTCCAATCTCAAAAAGCATTTCCTCTTAACAGAGCTGAAGATGTAATAGACAATTACGAGAAAAAGACACTTTTATTATCTAATCTAACCGCATTTGCTCTACCTGTGAGTAGCGCCTTAGCAGTAGGGCTTTATGAGACAATCAACAAAATCAAAAAGGAAGAGAAAAACTAAGACAGCCCCAAAGCGAAAGCGGTTATCGGGTCTACACTCGATACGCTAGGGGTATCCGAAGGTCTGAAAGCAGTATTTATCACCGAAGCTCTCTTTTCCAACTCTTCTGCAAGGAGGATAGCCAGTTCAGCGGCTACATCGGGATTGTGTATTTCTTCCACATAAGCCGCATATTTCGCCAGCCCCAATTGGGTAAGTTTATCCATCAACTCCTTTACCTTTTCAGGAGATGCTTTCTTTTCCAAAGCCGGCTGCTGTGGTAACTCTTGTGTAGTTTGAGAAGGATGGGTTGCCGAAGCCTTTTTGGATAAAACTTCTTCCTTTATTTTTTCCAAAACTTCTACCAACATGGTGATTTGGAATTATGCAGATTTCACAAAATTCCCTTCATAACACAATTCTGAAAGGAGGTACAAAACAAGATGGCATTGATTAGAGAATTAGACAGCGGCAGCAAGTTTCGTGTAGTTAGAGGGTTCCCCTTTGAGGGAACGCTTTTTGCGGATATAGAAATCGCCCCTAACGCTTCCATCGAATTTGGCGACCCCGTAGCTTTGGATGCCCAAGGTAGAGCAATAAAGGCAACCGATGCAGCCAACGCTATCGGTTTTGCGTACGGAGATACCAACGTCCCCAACAACAGAGCGTCCGGAAAAATCACCGTTCTGCTGGGAGCATTCGTAGCAATTACTCAGAAATACAACAAAACCCAAACTTACCAGCCTGGGGATAAGCTAACTATCAAACAAGGACAATTGGACAAGGCGGGAGATAGCGACATAGTAGTCGGTAGGGTGCTCAAAGTTAACCCTGCTCAGGGTGAGTTGGAATTCGTTTACAAAGGGGTAGATTAATCTGCGTAAACAACATACTTAGGAGGTAATGGGAATGCAATACAAAATTGAAAACCCTAGGGAAATAAATATCGCACTTGCAAACAAAATCTTCTCCGGCGACCAAGGCCTGGTAAAACAGGCAGCCGATGCTTTCACTGGGTTCGTTAGAACCTATCTCAGAGAGCAAGGTATTCTGAGAAGGGCTATTACTCCTCAGATTGTAGGACCGGACGACATCGACCGTGTAGATTGGACTGACAACCCTGTGAAAATTCTCGAATTTCAAGTTGACTCCGAAGCGTATGCTATTCCTTTCTCCGGTAGAGGAAAACTGAGAAGGTATCAAGGTAAAAGAGCAGTTGTAGAATTCCAAGAATACGAGACCGATGTATTCCACATTGAAAGACAAAGGCTCTTGACTTACAGACACCCCGTTCAAGATATTCTCATAGAGCAAGGTATTCTAGACCTCCAAAAGCAAGAAGACGTTACGTTCATCAAAGCTTTGGAAGATATAGTAAAGGAAAAGCCTAACAGAAAGGTTCAAATTTCCAGCGGTGGAAAGCTTACTTGGGAAGCGTTGGTAGAAGCTGAAAAAGCATTCCACGCTTCTAGACCCGCTAACAGACAAGTACCTCTGGCTACTATCATAGTAAACCACGTCACCTTCGCTGACCTAAAAGCGTTGCCTGCTAACAGCTTCTATGCCCCCAACTTCAACGAGCAAATTGTCCGTGAAGGAACCGTAGGTCCTGTTGGTGGCTACAATTGGGTAGTTACCAACAAGATTGACCTGGTTCCCAATGGGGTAATGTATCTACTATCTAGCCCCGAATATCTAGGCGGTTTCTACCTATTGCAAGACGCAACCGTATACCTCAAAACCGAAAGAAACTTGCTTCAATGGAGCATATATGAAATAGCTGCATTGGGTATCGTTACCGACGCATTCCTCAAAGTAGAACTCGTGTAATTTCTTCCTTTCTTCTCCTTCAAAAAACTTGTTCCCAATCGGTAACATCTTGGGGAAAGGGAGTCCCATCTTGGGCTAATGGATGAGGCAAAACTTTGAAAGCTTGGGAGTCCAAATCTGGAAGAGCCATTACCAATTCGGTCGTTTCCCCAGCCTCGGTGGTAATTTGATACACCACTGCTAACTGCCTGGTAGAAGGAGAATAATACCCACCGACCAAATCTACGCTTTTTAGATTGTCTTCTGGTGGAAGGGTATAGTCATTCTCAAAAAGTTGTTCGCATTCTAAGGCAATAGTAGCTGCCATTTCGTGGGCATTATGAGGCCAACTATCAAAAAGACGTTCAAAGAAATTGAGGTATTTGAGCATTATTAGAGCACACATTTGAGCAACTTTTTGCGGACCGCTAATTTTTTGAGGCAATCGAGGTAATACCGCTCCCTTCTTGTCCAAATACAGCCACATTATGTCTCTCTTTGCAAAAGGCCGGAAAAGCATCTTTCTGAATGATGAGACGAAAGATAAAACTCAAAATGAAGCAGATAGACCAACCAAAAGTAGGAAAAACCGGTACAGCCCTTCGGTTAGATAGACTTGCTCCAACTACGCAAATTCATATATCTGGTTGTAGAGAACAAACAAAAGCTATTGCAAAAAAGTTTGTATCCGGAGGAAAAGACCCGGACAAGTTCATCGCCGTTGTCAGACACTTTTCAAGAAAGGTGTCACATTCAGGTGTAGAGCAATTACTACGCCGAATCAAATTTCAGGGAAAACATCCGGCACAGAGCGGTGTAGGGGTAGAAACAGACAGGGAGGAGTGGGAAAAGCAAACGGAACAGATGTTGAATAGTGTAGCTACCATTGTGCAGCAAGCATTCCAGACAGAGTATCCGAAAAAGAAGCTAGAGAAACTAGCGAAAGATAAAAAGCTGAAAGAGGGTGTTTGGCAGATGTTCAAACAAGCTACCCCCCAAATGAGACACGCGCTGGATGTTATTTTCACACAAGGGAAGATGAAAGGTAAGAAAAACCGCTTCGAAGCAATGCTCTTTCAAGAGGTGCAAGGGGCATTGAATGAGGTTTTCGATGAAAAAAAACTTGAAGAGGCCTTTGAAGCAAAAAATTTAGATGAGTTTGCTCAGAAAATAGGGGAAGCAGTGAAGAAGGATAATGAGGGAAAAGTGCAAAAAGCGGTATATAACATAATCCGTTCGGTTCAGAAAGCGGCTGAACAAGAGAAAGATACAGACCTACCAAACATACTCTCTTTTTTGAAGGAACCCGTACCACAAGAAGCACCGAAGAAAGTTACAGAGGGAGATAAAACCAGATTAGGAAAACAGCCAAAGCCGGAGAATTTCCCAATTAGCATGTTTGGGTTGGTACTACAAGGTATCCGCAAAACACAGCAGGAGTGGGAGAAAGAAAAGAAAAAAGGAGAAGATGAGGGTACCACCTTCACAATTCCCACACCATGGGATTAGCGGACGCAGTTTGGAAATTAGCAGATAAAGCTTTACAAACGTTCTCAGATGCACTCAAAGCCTCTTGGGGAGGCCATTGGAAGGAGAAATATCAACAAGCTATCTCCCCGCACCCGCAGGGTAAATCGAAACAAAAGGTTTCCTTCAAAGGGAAGACCGCCGTTCAAGCCGTTAATACTGAAAGGAAACTGAGAGTAGACCCTTTTGATGCCCTCTACGTTTTTACAGAAAAACATATGAAAGAACTCTTTCCACCCAAAGAACCTGGAGCCAAGCTGGGGGTAGTAAAGCTGAAGTATGAAGACGGTAAGGATGAGTTAGGTAACTACACAATAACATCTATCATTCGATTAACAGATGCCGAACCGCATGTGTTGATAGAAAACATATCGTTCGCTTCAGGACACAAAACACAGATAATCTCCGGTTTTGGCAGTCAATTTCTTCCCATAGGCTTTGGGAAACTACCAACTCAGATAGCGCTTGTAATGAGAGCTATTTCATCCGGCAATTACGCAGGTGGGTTTACAGCTGAGCAAATGCTACATATCTGTTCTACAACAAACTTCGGAAAATTCCTCACAAATAGGGAGTATTACAAGAAAGGTAAACTATCTCAAAACCCTTGCTTTTACGTGTGTTATCTTTCGTACGAAAACATGGTCTATTACTTTTTGACTATGAACATATCCCGCACCAAAACAGCCCAGGACCAGCTTTTTGAATATCTCAACACACAGGGTGTGGTATTAGGCCAATACCAATTGATGGACTCATCCCAATCTAAGAAGATGGAACCTTGGAGTAAGGCAATAGAGTTGTTTGACCCAATACAGAATAAAGGAGGAACCACATGTCAGCAGTAGATGTAAGAGTATTCCTTGAAGGGAAGGAAATACCGGCCAAGTATATACAGGGTATTACTATCTCCCAAGCCACGAATACCCTCAACAGGGCAGTGGTAAATCTCTCTTTTTCGCCAACAAAACCACCGTTTGAGATAAGGAAGGATGGACCGATAGACATTCTAATAGTCGTAAATGGACAGATTTTGTTTCAGGGGGTAGTGTTAGCCCAAAGTCAAACGAAAACTTCTCAGGGGACACAAATATCCCTCTCAGCTATTAGTTCTTTCAGTTTACTCAATACATTGCGCATTGGACTGCTTAGTCCCACCTTCAATCCGGCTAATATACCGGCTATTTGGATTGCTCAAATGGGCGGGACCGTTTTCTTACCTAAATATCTCTCTCCCGAAGAGAAGGGGGCAGTAGCATACGATGTTACTTCTCTCATCTTCAATATTGTCAAGAAAATCAAAAAGCGGATAGACAACAAAGATATACCCCTCAAAGCACAACATCCGATAAGGCAGTTTCTTGAGGAACTCCTCAAATTGGATGAAGATAAATGGAAAGCGGTAGCGATAGATTATGGTCAAGCCTGTAAAAGTAAATCGGGAGCGTCTCCTACCAAAGTCGACCTGGAACTAGAGGGTAAAGAGTGGTGGAAAAAGGTACACAACAAATACAAGCTATCGGACCGAATTGTTGAGTATTCTCCCTTTACCGTAGCCTCTATTAGATTTTTCTTCCCACCTGGTAATCTAGCAGAAATCGTGCATGCCATTTTCCAAGGGGCAATGTTTTCAGGACAAACAGTTATGGCCTCATTGCAGGATATACTGTTCGCCTTTCTGAGTTATATGCTCTTGAACTTTATTGAGGTTTCCACCGAAAAGGGTATAGCCCTTGTACCAAAACCTAGACTACTGTCAGCCCTACCACCAAAGAGCAACATCTTACCACCATATGCTGTTCAGGGTATTTCTCTTTCTATTGCCGACTCTCAAGTTCCTACCAGAACATTGGTAGTTCCGAACAATATGGCGATACCAAATGCCGACCCTACGGTGATTAGAATAGCCTCGTCGTCCTATATTGTTGCCTATCCCGAAGAGATAGAAAAGAAATCCTTATTGCTTGGGCTCAAAATAATGGAAAAAGCAGGTTTGGTGGAAAAGGCCGACCCACATAAACCTCTACCGGACTTAGCTCAGGAGTATTACACGGCAAAATGTTCAATGCCAAAGCCCGTGATGGCCGTTATTTCAGAAGAGGAAAAGAAGAGGGGAATAATACCCAACACCGTTCAGGTTCCTACCCAATTACAAGCGCTGGTAGACCAATTTCTAGGACAAACCTCTACCTTCAAAGCGTGGCTCACTCTCTATGGCTGGGCGGCGTACAACCACTTAACACTTGAAGGTCAAGCTAAACGGGCACAAGTCCAATCAGCTTTCAATCCGTGGGCGCTGGTAGACCATACGGTGGTATTTTCGGATGGTAACCAAATATATATGGGACACGCTGAGGAAATTACCCATGTCATTACACCCACGGGGGCATATACAACATACCAACTATCCCACGTCAAGATAATTACCGAAGAATTTCTTGCCCACGTTATAGGAGGTAGTAAGAAGAAAGAGAAAGAAAAACCTCAAAAAGGGGAATTGGCAGAGTTTGATAAAGATGACAAGGAGTTTTTCGGGGAAGACTTTACCATCTTTGACTTGACCGCGAGTAAAGGGGTTGATGAATTGGAAACTCCGGATTACGAGGAACTCAAAAAATACCACAAAGAGGTGTTTGGTATCGAATACAAAGATGAATATGACGACAAGGCCATAGCTAACTACCTTTTGGATAGAAACAAACCAATTGACTTTGTCTATACCACCCTCTGGCCTCGTAAAATGGCGGAAGATATAAAAGGAGCTTTGAAGCAGATGGATAGAAATGAAGAACTGGTAAAGAAGATTTCCGACATTATTGATACGCAATGGCTATAGAAAGCGTAGAAGAAGCTTATCAAAAGTGGAAACAAAACAGGGACCCTGAAGCTTTTCTCTTTATCTACAAACGCTATGAACCTATGCTCATTTCAGTGGTAAATAAGTGGAATGCCAACTTGTCTCCCTCTTCTCTCAAAGCCCACGGTAAGGTCCAGTTACTGAAAGCCTTGGAAAGTTACGACCCTACCAAAGGAACTCAGTTACAGACCCACATCTACAACTATTTCCAAAAACTCAGCAGGGTAAGTATGACTTACGGCGAAACTGTCAGATTACCTGAAAACCTTCGTCTCAAAGTGGGTAGTTATCTAGAGGCCGCAGAAAAGCTAAAAGAAAGACTCGGAAGGGAACCTACCCTGGATGAGTTAGCCGATGAGCTAAACTGGCCAAAGTCTGAAATAGAACGTATTCGTAAATATCTCTACCACGAGGGGGCTGAGTCCGCCGCGGAAGCACCTCATGCGTTTGACGAGTGGACTGGAGATTCGGCTGTAATAGAGGCTGTCTACCGGTCTTTATCTCCAAAAGAACAGCTGGTATTTGAACATCTCACAGGCTACGGTGGAGCTTCCATACTACAAGCGAAAGACATAGCTCGGAAATTAGGTATTTCCCCAGCTCAAGTAAGTCAAATCCGTAAGAAAATAACGAAGAAACTTCAGGAGGCATTACAATGAACTTGGCTCAGCTAATACTGGGACTTCTACTTTTTCTGGTATGGTTGATGTCTGTCTATTTCTACCGCAAATACCGGGAGGAGTATGGAGGTTTTAGTTTAGGCTGTCTTATTACAGGCATAACAGCAGGGGTAATTGGGTTACTTATAAACGTGCATGTTGGAATAGGTTTAGCTTGGATGTTGGTAGTTTTGGAAGGAATCGTTCTTTACTACACAATTACCCAGGGGAAGTAAGATGCTCTTTCTCGTTCTCCTGGTAGGTATTATTACCACTGTCTTTTGTGCTTGGGGCTGGGAGAAAAAAATAGAACTATTACCTCTGGAGTTTCTGGTATTACTTGTTGGCCTATGCTTCACCTTTTCTTACGGAGTAGCTTTCTGTGTTTTCGCTATAAAAGGACAACCTGAAGCAATCCATTATCTTTTCGCTTGGGTATATGAACTTACCCTTACTATTCTCGTTTACCGTTTTCTTTTCTTGAGCAAATAAAATTGGAATACAAAACCTTATTTGCTTGACATAAAGAAAGCCAAAGCTTCATCTGATGAGGCTTTCCTGACTCTAATCTTATTTTTATTGACAATAAAGTCGAATAATTTGACAATCGTGTCCGAAAGTCAAATCCGCTTGTCAGTAAGACGAGAATAACAATAACTTGACAATCGTGTCCGACTCTAATCTCAATTGCCCCCCAATTTTCGAGGTACTAAACGTTTTTCGAAGTGAAAAACCCTATATATCTCGAAAAAGAGGGGGCAAGCAAAATTAGATTCGGACACGATTGTCAAGTTATGAACACTCTCAGCTTACTCTAATGGGCATTTGGCCTTCGGACACGATTGTCAAGTTATTCGACTTTATTGTCAATGAAAATATCGTTAGAGTCAGCAAAGCCTCATCGGATGAGGCTCAGAAGTGTTTTATGTCAAGCAAATAAAATTTTGCATACAAAATGTTGCTTGCTTTATAGTTAGAGAAAGGTCTGTTATACTTTACCTTCATGCCTAAGCAGATTTGGCACTCTCCTTGTTTTGTGGAGTTTGTAGAAGAACCTCAAGAGAAACGTCAGCGAATTTTACTGGAGTGGGCGGAGTATTTACTGCATATGTTTGCAGCAATGGGGGACAAGAAAGCCAAGCAGTTGTTATCAGAATTACCAAAGTATGACCAACCTAATTACCCAACTTCAAGACAGGTTTCGGGGGGAAGTGGAGATAGTAACCCCTGATGGTATAGTGCTTTCCCGTCAGAAGAATCTGGTAGTGAATATGCGCCGACCTCTTATTTTACGCGCTCTTACCGGTATCAACCCCGAAATATACGCCGTTCGTTATATAGCTTTGGGAGATGGCACATCTCAACCGAAAGGAGAGGATACCACTTTGGAACATGAAATCATACGTTTAGAAATTTCCAGTTACACTTTTCCCGATGAACAATCCGTTGTTTTCGAGGCGTATATGGACTACTCTGTTGGTAATGGCAAAACGTTCAAAGAAGCTGGTCTGGTAACACCGGTTAGTGACGCTTACCCCCAGGGTATGTTGTTTGCTCGCACACTTTTGAAGAAACCCATTACGAAGGATGAAACATTTTCTTTCTACATCCGTTGGAAAATCACAATGCTGTAAAATTTAGGAGGTAAGAGATGGCGGACAAAGATATAAAGTTCAACGGGTGGATAGATGAACCCGATTGGGTAAAGCCCGGTGAGCCGGTCAATGCTGAAATTGTAAATAGGCCTGTAAAGCAAGTCTTTCAGGATACCGAGATTGTTGCACTTGCTTTACAGAACCACCTGGAAGATTACGACAACCCCCACAGGGTGAGTCTAGAACAGCTTGGCTTTGACACGGAAGGTGTTGGGTCCTTGAAAGAGCTGGTACAAAGGATTATTTATGACATTGCAGGCTCTTTTGTTGCACAGGGTATGGATGTCTCTGTTCACGAATTCGATGACCCCAACTCGAAAGTAATCCTCTCCGTCTCTGCGGGAAGGGCTTACCGAGAAGGTGAGACCATCATCTTTGATAAAGACCAATTCGTTGAAGTTCCTACTAATAGGTATTACTTCCCTGTAATTGGAGAACTCCAACAATTCACCCCCGGTGAATTCGTATACAAATTGCAAGAGGGTCCGCTAAGGAGAACTACTCAGGTTTTGTTGGATGTAGTAAGAACAGAACAGGTAACAAGAGGCAGTACACCAGGTGGGCACGATGAACTCGAAATGCGGCCTGTCAGAAAAGTGCTCAAGGTTTACCAAGGAGATACGGTTTACCAAGAAGGAACCGATTTCAGGGTAACATCGAACGGTATCGATTGGTCTCTAGGTGGACAAGAACCTTCCCCGGGTTCAACCTATACGGTAGTTTATGTTTATGGAAGACAACTCACCAAAGGAACGGAGTATGTAGATGGCTCCAAATTGAAGGCGGGGGATAAAGTAAGCTTCTTTATAGCTTCCGTGGATAGTGATGGTAAGGAATCCTCTTTGGATACCAACGCTACGAAGACTTTCACTATACATAAGACCGGCAAATATCTCAAAGTTTACTGGAATTCCGTTCCCGGAGCTGTAAAATACAGAGTCTATGCTTCTGTTAACGGCGGTACCTATAAGTTGGTGGGAGAAACTACAAACACCTCTATGGAATTCTGGGGGGTAGTACATAGTCAGACCCCCACAGGTGGTGGTTCTGTAGGTCCCGCTGAAATTCATAAGATTGAAGATTTCCATCCCGGAGCTATTACCCTTACAGGACACCTGGACGATGGTAATGCCCGTTATATCAAAACCTCGGACAATTATCCCGGATTACTTATAGTCAGCTATGAATATCACGTACCGGTATACGCTATTTTGCAAATCAACAAAAACGGACTTATGCTCAAATGGGGTGAACCTGACGATGCGGGTAACCCAAAACCGCCTACGGTGGACCCTGACGCTGTAGCTTTGGCCAAATTGTGGGTACCGGCGTTGGATGTTTCCCAGTTTTACATCTGGGACATCAAGGCCCGCCCACCCAAAGCCAAATTGTTGCAATCAATTCAGAATAGATTGGAAAGTGTCGAAGATGACATAATGCGTATGAAATTAGCCCTAGGGTTGGCGAATAAATATACCGGTCCGACCACGGGTTCATTTGTAGACGATTTCTCCAAGCCTGACCACATAGATTGGGGAAGACCGGGATTGAAAGTTGACTTTACCGGTTCTGAAATTACCAACCCCAGGATAAATGTTGGTACTATCAAACCTAATGTAACTCAACAGGCTGTTGCTCAGTTACTAAACGGCAAAAGGATCAAATGGTTCAAAAACACTAATTCCGTAATGCTTTCATATAAAAGTGTTCAGGTATATAAGCAGAATACATACACACGCACAGTAGACTTGGCCGGAGCCACGTACGATGTGCAGCCTAAGCCTCATATTTTTGTGTTCCCTGCTTATATCCACCAAGGTGGGTGGGTATATGTTCATATAAGCGGTTTTGAGCCTAGCACTGATGTGGATATAAAGATAAACGGTGTAAAGATTGGAACAATCAAAACCAACATCTTTGGTAGTGGGGGTAGATGGTTACACATACCCAACGATTTGATTGATCAATCCTTTGCTAGGAAGTTAGCTAGAGCGGCTAATACTCAAATTCAAGAACTTGCAAAGAGTATCTATTCTATCTTGAAAACAGCCGAAAGGTCGCTATGGCCTATTAGAAGGACATATAGTGATGAGGTAATAGGAAGATGGTGGAGAAGTTGGTCATGGACATCCAGCTGGACACAATGCAACTGGTGGTGGTGTAGAAGGGTTACTACTACACATTACACTTGGAAAAGGTATGACCTTCATAGATTTACGGTAACAAGCTATGTAGATCGCTTAGGTTTGAAAGAAGAGCCTATGGGAACTCTGAACCTGCACTCTACTATACGCTCCGCAGTAGAGGCGGAAGACCAGAAAGGACACCACGTAATCAGGAATGTAATACTAACTTCCGGTCCCGTAACGGTTCCTATGAAAGCTCCCGTTTTGACAAAACATACGGACATTTACAGGTGGCATTGGTATTACATTAGGACACATACATGGCACTGGACGACAACAACGTATTCCAATTGGTGGTGGCGAGACCCGATAGCTGAGTCCTTTACCATGCCCCGAGATGGGTATATCACCCGTGTAGGAATACGCTTAGCTACTGTACCTTCGCAGGATATTCCTATAATAGTACGCATAGGAAAGCTGGAAAATGGATTGCCTGGAAAAGAGGACGCAAAAGTTTCTTACTCCAGGTCAGAGGTAGTAGCAAAGCGTTCTGCTGATGGATGGGTTTACTTTGACTTGCCTGAACCGTTGTATTACAAGAAAGGAACGAAACTGTATGTTAGCTTTGGAGCTCCCGCGCCCGGCTACAGAGCTTACGTTGCTAAGGTAGGAGACAATTTACCCTCGGGTGGTAGGTTGACTAGAAAAGTAAATCCCGGTCAGGTTTTCTTCACGTCGTCGAATGCGGAGACATGGACTCCCGACCAATCTACCAATATGTGTTTCGCCGTGGAGTTAGCCGAATTTGAAAATAACCCCAACATTTCCGACCAACTCCGCGGAGGGTATGAAGCTGTAGAAATGATAGAATTCCCTGAAATAGATATACCGGCGGGAGCTACTGTGGTAGCAATACATAGCGAGGCAGATGTAAAACCTACGGGCACTGAGATTGGGTGGTATATAGGTATACCTACCACCAGTGGAGATTGGAAATGGTTCCCTGTGGAGGAGGATAGAGAAACTTCTCTGGGGGCAAATGTAACGAAAATCAAACTAAGAGCTATTTTGAGAGGAAGTAGACATGTATCCCCCGTTATAGATTTGGATGGAATAAAGATTTCACACTTAGCATATGCTAATAACGGTACCTATATCTCCACTATGTTCCAATTATCCAACAACACAGCGGAGCATGCTGACATTTACGTTTATGCAGATATTCCCGAAGGGCAGGATATGACCGTCTGGTTCTCTGCAAACGATGGGCAGGATTGGATACAGATAGGAGACCCTCCGGAAGTGACGGATTACGACCTCAATAGAGGTATCAAGCAGTATAAATATACCGTTCAATTACCTTCTTCTGACTCCGACCAAAATACAGGTAAATTCAGGCTCAAAATAGACTTCACCTGTGATGGTATAGAACCTGCGGTGATAGATCAGGTTGGAGTAATTCTCCGTTAGTCTTAATCTTTTCTTTTTATGTCTCGTTATTTTCGTGCAGAAGATAACAACATTATTACCGCCAAACAGCTCAACGCTCTCTATGAGGAACATATCAATAAGCCTCTAGAAGAGGCGCACCCCTATTGGAAAGAGAAACTTTTTGAGCATATAGCTGATACCACTGCCCACCATCTAATTACTCGATTATCAACCCAATTGGAACGACATAAGAAAGACCCCAAGGCTCACTGGGCGGTGGTATTGGAAATACAGAACTTTTTGAAACGACATTCTCACCCGGAACTTTACCATGAAGTGGAGAAGGATTTGGGGGGGCTTATTGAGGAACATGAGGAAAAAGGGCACCTACGGGTTTTGGAAACCTTAGGTAAGGTCTATATCTCCGCTGAACCTCCGGACAGAGATGATATTCCAGACAATTTTCTGTGGTATTCCCCAAAAGAAGGGAAGGTCTTCATACGTAAAAGTGGTGAATGGAAAGAATTGGGATATTCGAACCCCTTCGAAGTAGACTATGACTATTTTTGGGCACTGATGTGTGCTATTATCTGTTCCGAAGCCTTTTATCGTGTTGATAAGGTTGATGAGACGATAAAGGTTCTGTCTGAAAAACTGGGCTTCATAGATTGGGGCTTGGTCAAAGAAATTGTTACTTCTGAGGAATACCGCAGGTTGATGATAGGTTATATGTGGCCAAAGGATTATTATGCTATGAAATACCACGAGTGGTATTCAGACTACGGTGAGGTTTTACCTCCTCAGTACGAGGAGGATGAAATCGATTTGGTAGACTGGTTGTGTCTATTGGCTTACGGTGGGTTACTATTGGATTCCCCATCTTTCTAATTCATGTTAACCGATGAGATTTTGTCCCCATTCAAAAATCTTGCTGATACTTTACGAAAAATAGTAGAGCGTCTCCTCGGTTTTCTCTTTCTGGGTGAAACCCCTATTGGTAATTTAGCGGAAAACGTGGTATATATTACTCCCCTCAAACCGGGAAATATAGTAGAATTCCCTTTCGCTATAAAGTCGTTGGAGATATATACGGACACTACTTGTCGGTTTCCGGTGAAGTTTTCACAAATCTCCCCCAGAGAAATTCAAATAGACCCGTCCGGTTTGAAAAGGGTGGGGGATAAAGTAATCCTTTTTCTCAAACGGGTTGAAGCAGTGGGTGATAACCTTTGGCAAGCTTATGGTAAATCCTTGTTTGACTATTTTCGTGAGGATAGTGAAGAGTATAGGGAAGTTCTACTATCGTTTCTGAAATTCTACGTATTAGGACCAACCCATGAGGGAACGCAAAGTATAGCCGGGGCTACCCAGGTGTTGGATTATATAGACAACGGCGATTGGTGGGATGGGCTCATAGCACCGGACTCTCTTTTTCAGGTGAAAGATAGGATACCCCGCATAGGGGAGTCCTTGGAACCGGGGTCTAGATTACCATTCGACGACTTACTTTCCAACCCCGAGTTTCTATACAGATTATCACGAAATTTTGGAGAGGCGTATTTCAATCAAGAATTTCCACTTCACTTCCAAAAGCCGGGGGAACCATTGAGGTATGTTTTCAACGGGAAGACCGTAGCTTATAGGGCGTTCGAAAATGTTCTCAAATATCATGTTTTTGCCCTGCGTTTGAGTGAAATCCCTAATAGGGAAGAATGGTATGCCAGAATAAAAGCGATAAGAGAAGGTAGACCGACGCATACTTTTCCCCTTCTGGTAGCTTGGGCGGATTTGCAGGATACAATATCCTGTCAAGAAACAGATTGTGCAGAACGTGTAAGATTTGAGATACATCAAAATTTGAAGGACGTTACCCCCTTGTGGTATTTCAACTCACCTGACAAATATCTCTTCAATCGCTTTGAGGAAACTACACTGAAAATATATGTCTTCAACGAGCCCAACTTATACTTTGATTTCGGGCGATTTGTTTCTAAGCAGGGAAATGAAATTGTTGCGAGGGAGTATATATACTCTTTCAACGATAGAAAACTTACGTTCAACATGAAACCACCGAAAAAATTCAATCAAAAAGCGGCGAGCATAGTGCCTTATGGGCAAGGACTACTCTACTTCAATGGTAGATTTACCGAACACGTAGAAACCCCGTATGCTTTCAACAATCCACCGGCTTTTGCTGACTTTGGTTTGAAGATAGACAGGTATACCACTCTGTACGATAATACTCGACTGGTTACTCAAGATGTGGTAGAACTGGCTGTTAGCTTGCACGCTACTCTCCAGCCTAATCTTGTTATAGGCGACAAGGTAACGACTATTATAGGTTCCATCTATTCAATAAAGTACGATATAGACCCCGAAACACGAAGTATTACTACCTCTATCAAAACCTCAAAAGGGGAATTGAAGATATACCGTTTTGAGGAAGCATTAGAAGATACGATTTCAGACACGTGGGGAGGGGGAAAGTTTGATACAATCTACACCTTCGGTGGTACGATAAAGAAACCTCAGGCTTATTTTGATTCTTCCCAACAAAGGTTCGGCTCTACAGACCCCCTTCATCCTCCTCTTCTCCGGTTTGACTCGATTGAGGAAATAGTGTACGGAGGGCCTGCTTTGCTCTTTGGACAGTCTCAGCAGGGTGACGACGTTTCAGAGGTTCCAGAAATTTTAGTGCTCCCGACTGTAGAGTTTGTTGAATCAATGCAAACATCTTTTGTTGAAGAACTAACCGTTCAGAGTGGGGAATAAGAAATAAGAACGAGGGTATCTCTATCCTCGTCTTCTATTTTTACAATATCTACAGGAAAGTTGGTCCACCCTCCGGGTTTGATAGTATATGCCTGAATATTAGGGTGGGGAAATAACTCTAATTCGTGAGAATTTATTCGTAGTTCCAGTTTCCAACGCCAGAAAGGTACGTGTTGCTTTCCGTGTTTATGGTAGACATAGTCTTTGTAGGTTTTCAGAAAGTAGTGTTCGTGGTTTTCCATTAGGTCGGAAACAATTTCCTCAAAAGGGTGGTCGTGTAAATCTAACGCTCCTTTATGTGCTTGTGGGTCCTTCTCGTGTGCTTTTTACAAGGTCGAGCGAAAAAATCTGACCTTCTTTGAAGTATCTAGCCATATCTGGCAAAAATATTATGTTTATGCCTCAAAAGAGATATTGGCGTAAACTCCAAGATGGAGAGTGGGCTCTTCCGAAAATTCTGGAACTACCCTTAGTAACGCATACCCACCAGTGGGGTTCTTTATATCAACAACACGTTGAGGATAAGGTAAATCCTCACAAAGTTAGAGATAGAACTAAGCAGTTGTTAACAAAACACTACTGGGATGTTCATATTGAAGCGTATAAGGCTATTCTAAAAGCTTTGACGGAACACGTGACCGATTTCGATGCCCACCCGGAGATTTGGGAGAAATATATTGACAAGTTTTTACAACATACCCATTCCAACCCAAAACCCCTGATTCCATTGGAAACTGATACCCCACAAACGGGACAGATTTTCTGGAATAAAGAGGGTAAGTTTGCCGTAAAGACAAATACAGGGGCATTCAACTTCGGTATAGTTCCGAAAAAGGACAATGTGATAGTCTTATCTGAATATCTCAAACCTCTTCTTGATTTTGTTGCCACGGAAGAACAGGAAGAAGAGCAATCAACGGAGTTAACGTTGGAAGAAAAAATCGTTCGATATATGGAGAAGGAATTTTCTTCAGAGACGCTCAAGAAACTTTCCAGAGAGGAGCTGATAGATCTATTTTTCGTAAAGCTTATGGTACACATACCTCCCGAACAGCTTAGGGAACTGATTACCCCCGGGCGGAAACTATTTCGGGATTACAGTAAAGTGAAAGATTTTCTATTTTACGCCTATGTGCTGTGTAGTTATGCTGATCTTGGAAAATGGTTATTAGGTATTGGTCGTTCTCCGTACCAGGGAGCAGCATTGGTGAACTTTGCTCCGTATATGCAGTGGATGTATTATTCGGATTTTCCTGCGTTGGGAACGAATACATATAGCGTAGGAAGCACCTATTTTGTCGTTGTAAATGATGACTATTTCTTTTATCCAGAACTCCGTTATGGTAGTCACGTGTGGAGTGGAGACGACTGGTCTCCGTATTACAGGACTGAAACTACTCCTATCATAGAAGGTCTGGCAAATGACGTACGTACCGTTTACGAGATGTATCCTAATTTCAAATTCCCTCTTGTTGAGGGTATCAATTACGATAGTTTGAAGACAATATCTTTGGAAAACATAGAACCAGAAGATACCGTATGGTTTTGGTGTTTGCCCGAAAATCTGGACTTCCTACAATACCCAAAACTGAATCTGAGTAAGTACCTGGAAAGTCCCGTAGAAGAATTGAAAAAGGAAGCCATTTCGACTAACTACAAGCTGTTACGTGTAAAAGGAAGAGTATGGCATCAGGAAGAGTCTGAATTTTACGCTAGAGCAAAGAAGATACTGGTAGGATACAAAGAGCGGATAGAACGAATAGTCGGTAAGGAGCTACCTCCCGATAATCCTCTGGCTTGGTATAGATATCTGTTGGAATTCATTGAAGAAAACATCCAACCGGACAAAAGAAAGTTGAAACATCTTGCTTTTCTCCTGAATGCGTTAGAAAGTAAAGACCATACTGCCCTAATTCAGGGTGATTACCTACTGAGAAAACTCAATAAGCACTGGTTATATGCTAAACTCGGGGGTAATCTAACTTGGAAGGTAAAATTTGCCGGTGAAATAGAAGACAAGAAGTTTGTCCCTTATGTCTTTTCGTATAATGAGGAGACACTTAATGACCCTGTGGAATTACCCAACCTTTATCTACTTACCGAACCTCAAACGGAATATTCTATTGCCGTTCTTATTGTCCTTCTTACCTCCGCGTTGGAAGTAATCCTGGACCTCATTCCAGAGGAAGAGAAACGTATTGGAGTAGAAAATTTATACGGTGTAGTAGTAACTACTGTTCGTCATGAGGGGGGAGCTAAAGCAATAACTCACTATATATTGTCCCCATATGTAGCAGACAAGCTGTATCGCTATATACGAAATCAGCTGGTAAGTTTCAAATCGGTTACTAATCCTGATAATATCAACCGCCCGCTACGTCTACCCCACTCAGACGAGATTTTCTCTATAGAAGAGAAACTTAACAGGGAAGATGTTGAACATGTTTCATTTTATTTCGATATTTCTATTGAAAATTCTGATTGGGCTACAAATTTTACAGACAACTTGTTTGCATTCGGCTCTTCTAATTATGAATATGGTTCTGAGGGAACGGTACCTCCTCTTTCAGCGCATATGAATTTCTTTCAATCTACGGATATATCCGTTCTTCGAATTGGAAATATGCCTGACATAGGTGTTGGTCTATATACACGCATAGTAGAAGGAGAAGAGGAGTTCAAAAAACTTGAGGTCAAAAGGTTGTATCAACTTCCCGAATCTATTCCCTATCAATTCTTCCACCGTATGTCTTATTGGGGAGATGAAATATTTACTTCTCCGATTTTCTATATAAAGTTCACTAATGGAGCTACCTACAGCTTTTCTACCGTAGTAGAATTGTTAGGCCATTTATTTGCCCACTCCTTGATTTTGGAACAATGGGAAAATTTATTTTCCGGTGACGATACCGGTTTAGGGTATGTTCTTTATAACTTGGTAGACTTTGCGTATCGACAAGAAAGGCTTGCATTAGAGGAAAAAGAGTTTTTGAAAGAGGATAAATACACTCCCCTATTCAAGGATAACAGATGGAAAATAGAAGTTGGTACAAGCGTAGTTACCAATAGGCCAATATTTATTCCCATTCTTCCGGCTGAGTCGGGACTAGCCAATATCTATGTTATGCATTACGCCTGGTATGCGTGGGCAATTGAAAAAACATATGGAGAGTATAATGTCAACGGTCCTTATTTGAGACAATTCCACTTTACAGAAGAAGGTGTGGATCCTTTCTTCTATCTGGCAGATATAGAATGCTCCTATTTTGAAGGTTCTTACTTATCACTAATGTCACTACTAATACCTTACTTTACCTCAAAAAATTTGGATATAAAGGCTGAAAAACTGCTGGCAAGTTTTTTTGCTTCATATAGGCTATTCAAGAGGAAGATATACTCATGGTATACATATAAACTAAATGGAGAAGATGTGAACCTATATGCCTTGCTGGACCCATTTCTGGTACGTCTATCCTACTACATGGCAAAACTTAACTATACTGAATCAGATAAGCTTGAAGAAGCAGCGTGTCTTGTAATAGACCTCTATCGAGATCTGTTTAGTAAATACTCACCTTCAGAAGGGTTTAATATATACTCATCTTCAGATGAAGAATACATACTTCTACAAAATGACCTAGTTAGAGGATCTAGATTTCATATGCCCATTTTATCTTATGGAGGCATAGGTATAAGCATCTTCCCTTTTGAGTTGGTACCATATTTCCAATGGGGTTGTAGAACAGCTAAAATGCTGCAGACAAAAGCAACTGAACAAATGGCAAAGTTCGTGGTAGATTATACAAACCCCTTTGAAGGTCCAGTGTTTGAAGCAAACAAACTTTATCCTCTTCTACAAGGTGTTCATTTCTCACACAATCCATTCACAGTTTTCCGCACTATATATCTATAATGGATAACGTTTTTTCTTCTTTCCTGCAAAGCCTAATAAGTACATCTCCCCAAGAGGAGGACACTATTCCGATACAATTGATAAATTTCATCAAAACCTACCAATCGGATTATGTATTCGTGACTATAGATTACATCTACTATGATTTTTATTGTAACTCAAATTACTCCTCAGATAGCGATATTTCAGAAACGAGCGACTACAAACAAACAATCAGTCGAGCTATAGAAAACTTCCAACCCTTACCTTCTCTAATAACATCTGAAAAAGTGCTCAAAACTCTGGAAAATCTCTCCCCACAGCAACGGTTTGTAGGACAAAAAGCAGAGCTTATAGTGGACATACCACCTCAGTTGGTGATACCACCGATGAAACTCAATGGAAAAATCAAAGTCCCCATACTGGTATTCTTTTGGGATACGCAAGATTACACGGAGCTGGAACTAACTATCAGGGGAGTAAAAGGTGTAATACCTTTTAGCGGATATTTCCTATTCATCTTAGACGGGAAGAAGGGGAAAAGAATAGAAAAAATAAAGATAAACGTGGAAAATTCATTCGTTCCCCGAATTTGGTTCTTAGACCTTACAGCGCCTGAAAACGTAGTAGACGCGGAATTTCCTTCTATAGATTTCGAGTGGTAAAAGCCATAATAGCTATATACCATGGGAATAGTTGCCGGAGGTGGATGTTGTTCTACCCCACTTTATTTACCTTCTGAACTCAGCAAAGAAGAAAAGACCTTAATAGCAGACTGTTTTTGCTACTTTTATTTTGGAGAACATTATGTAGCAGCCGAGTGGAACGAATTGAAAAAGCTATACCTCAATATGCCTAGAGAAGAATTTTGGGCTTACTTGGGAGAGTACTTGGAACTAGAGAATTCTGACGATCATCCAACAGCTATCAAGTATAATGGGCAAATAGTAGATGAAGAAGGAAATGTGTATCTGATTGTAGCAACATATTATTATTCCTGCGAAGATGTGGATGAATTTTTGGAGGATATAAGTGATGAATTTTTAGTCGAGGAGGAGGACGAAGAAGAAGAGGAAGAAGAATCTATTCCCGTTCAGTTTATAGACTGTTTGAACTGTGGATCGAGTAGAGCCGTCTTTCTAATCAAGGTTCCTTTGGACTCTCTAGAAGACTACTTGCGTATAACATGTAAAAAGACGGAACAAAAAGTATCTACAAAGTGTAAAAACATCAAATTCTTGCCGGATCCAATATACAACAGCTATGAAGATTGGTACTATGGGGAACAACACTGGAAGCCGATTTTCTTGGATAGGGTATCCGAATGCCCTCTAAATTTATTAGGGTCGGATGATGAAGATATTTCTTCCTTACACATTTTCCTACTGTTTAGATACCCAACGGTATTCACTCAATTCGAGGACCTTGGTATTTCCTTTGTATCTAAGTTATGTGACTACCCTATTGTAAAAATTTGGATTGCCGGGCTTATTTCCACCTATTTCCACTCTGACTATAAAGAGTTGTACGAGACTTTACTGAAACCCCTATCCCCAGATAACCTGAAAAATTTGCCGGGGGGATATAAAGTAGCCTTAGCTGTATTAGAGCTAATGGCATTATTAATCCGTTCCGGATTTTACAAAGAATACCCCCAATCGACTGTGGGAAGCGCGACTCTACGAGTTATTTGGGATATATTATCAAGAAACAAGTGCTACTTAGACTTCGTAAAGAAGTTTCCTGAATTTCTCAACTCAAAAGACGTCTTCTTACTCTACCAATTTGTTTGTAAAGATTTAGCGAAAGAGGTATTTACAATTACTGCCGATACTTGCTTTAGACAAGCTCCAGATATAGAAATTAACGTGAAAAATTCGTTACTTATAACTGGATTGCCCGGAGCAACAGCAATAGTCAGTTATAAATACGGGAAAAACAGAATATATTGGCCGCTAACCGCCGTTGCTTTATCAGACAAACCCGGTAACTATACAGCAAAAGTACCCCTCATGCGGTTAGATGTGAATGTAAAGAATTCGTTAATCAGAACTATCAACTATACCAGTGGTGTAGAAGAAAATCACCCCCTTTCGGCCGCACCTCCTGTTGACCCTTGGTTCGTGGTATATATTCCTCACGCCTTTGCAAAATATAACTACGACATAGAAAATACCCTAGCTGTTCCTTATTGGGATAGAAACCACAATCTAGAAAATTGTTTCTATACCCCCCGTCCTCTGGGAAATCCGATGAAAACCATAGGAGTTACTTACTTTCAGATGCCGGCCGATATCATCGGTATAGCAGAGGGTAGATACAGGGAAAGTAATCAGGAAGAGCGGTTTGTAGAGCCGGTCTATCTCTTCAAGGGAAAAGACCTACCCTCTAGTGCTTTTCCAGATATTTTCTTACTCTTAGCCAAAACTTATATACACAAAGAAGGAGGACCAAATGGCAACACCAACACCAATTGGTGGGACTCCCTCTATACAAGGGCCCAGCGAATTTACTGGATGTACTGGAACGACGCCCTCCTTACCACATGAGGGTAGGCTGCTTTCTTTTTCCTTTGAAAACTCCGTAATCTTGGAAGCTTATGATTACAGTCCGGCCGTGCGTGAGTTATTGGCCACGCCTTCTACAGTAGCACAAACAATAGATGTGTTTGGAGGTATCACAGATCCATTGGGAAAATCCTATATCCTGCCTTGGGAAGAAGTAGAGGATTTTACTGTAATAAACCAATCAATAAAAGTTGCCAACACCGTTTGTTTATTGCATTTTTCCCCGCATAGTAAGTTCGTCAATGATGACCTAGCACTTCACGGGGGTACCTTCATCGCTACAGCAGTACTGCCTGTATTTCGGACATTCATATTACAATGGAACCTAAACAAAGTAAAGATACATGACCTTTCTTATAACGATTACAAGGGTTATGTACTTCTAGCTCCCTTGATTACTCAACTATCTTTCCCAACCAAGTTGGTAGTAAAGGCAGACTTTCAAGATAAAGATACAAATATTGTTACCTTACTTCCGAGTACGGTATATCCTAGATTAGAACTCGACCTCAATATACGAGAGGATGTAATATTCCCCATTTTCCCCGTGGTAGGGTATTATACTAAGATTACGGACAAGTATTCCCCTCCTGCCGTAGAATTCAAAATAAAGACTAACAACAGGAGGGCTTTGGCACAATTCTATTTCGTACATGATATACCTTTTCCTGAACCATTTCTAGCAAAACATTTGGTTTATTTGAAGTTGGTTTTTTACGCCAACGCATTTACAGGATATTCACCTTCCAAGGAAAACTATTACGGGCCATATCAATGGGTTATTAGATCTCTCAGTACTTGGAGAGGAGAGGCAAGCAAAATAGGTTTTGCAGAATCTTCGTGGGGTAAACTGAATTATCAAGCTTTACTTGGTAACAAGCTGATAATTCAATCCGGTGAGACTGAAATTATACCGATAAGGAATTTTGTTCCCCCCAACAACTATGGTAATCTTGTGATAGCGGAAGACACGGAACTGATACTATATCCGGGTTTTGATGATTACCTAGAAGATTACTTGATAAAATTACATCCCTTTGAGTACACTAACAAATTTTTACAATTGGAGAAAACATTCCACATCTTGAGAAAGATAATCTCAGGTAATGGCAAGCTGAAAGTTAGACTATCTTCATTTGATGAAGAATGGGATATATATAGGATTGCAATTTACATGCCTAAAATGCCACAGACCTTAGCAGAACAGCAAGATGAACGGATAGTATCAATGCTCCCGCCCACTTCCAGGACTGTATTAGCCATAAATCCCCCTGAAATCCCTACAACGGAAAATGTGCTCATATCGGCATTTGATAAGCCAAAAATACTGAAACTTCAAGGTAATGAAGGAAAAGTCACAATTTATATTGCTCCCACAGACAAAGAGAAATATACCCTGCTGGTTCCGGAAGACAACAACATCACTCTGAATGTATTAGGCTCATGGGAAATAAGGACAGGTAGATTTCGTCTAAAGAAGGACAATTGGTTCTCATTTACCCCGCCAGACCCCGATATAGTAAAACGGGCAGCTTTATACGATATCAAACCGTACGATGACACATTTATAAGCCTACAACCTGACGGGGATTTACAATATGTAGACCTGTTTTTCTACCCTGATGGAACCATAAAGGTGACCGGTCCCGGGGATAGGGGCGTGTTGAAAATACATCACTACCTGCGGCTTCCTTTGAAGGGATACAAATACCCACGTATCATCGTAGAAGGAAACTTCAAAGTGGAGTACTCGTTCTACAATAGGGGTTATTTATACGATAGATGGGAGGCAGACGATGTTTACAAAGAACCTGTGGGCTTTGGGGTCCTCACAGTTCCTCTTAGAAAAAGTGTTTTTGAGGAGATGTTCCCTATCCGAGTGTACACTCCGAAAGTAACCTTCACTGGGGCGTATCCCATATCAAAAGAAGGTTATGACTATGCTGAGGAATACAACTTTTATGGAGATAACAAGAAAAACCGTGCAAAAGAGTTACTCTTCGAAAAATACATAGGATACTCATCTTACGACTATCTCCCCTACCACTTTCTTTTTGACCGCGGTATTTTGCGTTACATAGCCCCCATAGCTAGAGAATTGGAATGGAAAAAAGGTGGGGGTGAATAATATTTCTCCTTATGTTTCTCTTTACATTTGCGGGCGAAGACAAAATTTTCGGTGCTATTTCAGAGGGAAAAAGAATAAAACTCACCAAAATGGTAGTAGGCTACGACCCAAATATAAAGGAGGAAGACTTACCCAAACTAAGCAGTATTCCGAACAAAAAGTTCGAAACCGATAAACTGACGGTAAAGATTGTAAAAAAAGGAAACGAGAAAATACTGTGGGCAACAGCCTTTATTCCGTTGGAAGTCGGAGGATTTACCTACAATCTCATAGGACTTTACGATGAAGAGAATACCTTGGTAATAGTAGGAAAAATTACCCCCCGCTATAAACCGACGCTATCAGAAGCCGTAGTATCCCAAACTGCAACAGAGTCCACTTTTATAGACATCCACCTTTCAGTGGGAAATGTAGAAAATCTACCTATTCAAGAAATCAGCAACGAAACCTCAGCCTTTGTAACTACGCCTGATTTTACAGCACACATAGAAGACACGGACCCTCATCCCACCTTTAGAAGAGAGTTGGAAAAGAGACTATCCGAATATGGCAAAACTTCCCCCCAACAAGCAAACCCGGGTAAAATTTGGATTTCAGAGCATGAAACTTACTTCTACGATGGTTCCCAATGGAAGCCCATACCAATAGGTCGAATTGCTCAGCTAGACCCAACCAAATTAGTAAGGCGGGATGAGGATACCACAATCACTGGAACTTTTATATTTCAAACAACGCCTATTTTCGAAACTTCGGACCTTATAGCTAATCTAAATTCAGATAAATTGGATGGTTTTGATGCCTCCCAGATACCTCTGGAAAATAGGGTAATAGTTTCTAATTCGGAAGGCAAGTTAGATGAAGGTTGGTTGCCTACCCTGCTTATACAGCAGTATACTTTTGATAAACCTTTCCAACTTACCTCTAACGCTCAGGGACAACTGATAGAAGGCCTCAATGCGGACCAGGTCGACGGGGCTGAGCCTAAAACTAGCCCGACTGCCAATGCAATTGTCCAAGCAAACGACCAGGGTAAGATTGACGAAGGTTGGCTACCAACTACTCTCCAACA